TATATTAACAATTTGTACATATTTTTTTATGAAATATATGGCATCTTTAGAACATTTGATATATTCTTTGATATTTTCGTCTGTAAATTGAATGGGTACATTTGATCGTTTTAAATTGGGATTACCTAAATATGTTTCACTCATCTTTAGCCTTTATTAACTTTTGTAGATCGGATGTCGATCCCACGAATAGAGCATTAGTAACGTTTTGTGGTGAGTCTGCTTTTGTTAGTTCTTTCACCTTCTTCTGTATATCTAGTAAATTAGTGTTTGCATCAATGAGTGTCTTTGTTAGTTGTCCTACCACTTCAAATGCTCTAGGGTGTTCACTCGCTTTCGCAAGTTCTAATAGATAATCTAAAGCTTCATTACCCTTACCGATAACATCGTATAGATTTTTTCTAGCAAAATCATAATCTTCACCTATGTCACTAGGAACTTGTGACTCTTTTTTTGGTTCAATTACTTCTACTAATTCTTGATCTATATTTAAAATATCATTAAGTCCATCAGTTATATTATTTTTCATAATACTCACTTATCGTGGTGGTGTCTGTTTAATCCGTCAAAAAATGTTTCGTGGTCTATTGCTACACCATAAGTGTCATTCGCACTGATGCTCGTTATAGCTACACTAGCAGACGAATTAGCAGTAGGTGAACCATTAGCAAATAAACCAGGTGTAATAGTGACACGAGACTGTGGCCCCTCTAATTGAGAAGCAAATTTGATTTGATCTCCCGTCGAATTGTTTGCTGATGGTATAGTAAAATCGATAAGAGTGCGACGAATAACACCCTTTTTAGTTACAGGACCAAATAATAATGCCTTGACAGTGAAGTTCCAAGTGTATATAATAGCCCTGCGCGTTTGAAAATCAGCTTCATATGAATCTTCTATATTCATATCATTTAATATTGTAGGTATATCGTAGTATTCACCCATCTCTGGAACAAGCTTTACTGAGTTTGTCCATTCTGGCCGAAAGAAAGGTAATATCTGTTCTACTACTTGAATAGCATCTTCGTTACCTGCAAACATACCATATAAAGATACTGTTAAATCATATGGTACAGGAGTAAATTGCGACCGCAATGTATCAGAACCACTACTTATCGCTACGTTTCTTTGAAGCTTATTAACAGACCTATCAGCAGCATATGTCATATTAGTTATTTCAAAAGAAAGTCTTGGTAATTGTGTAGATGTGGTACGATTAAGATTTGGGTCAGCATTTAATCTTGCAAGCCATTTCTCTCTAGGACCATAAGCAATAGGAACCCTTAATGTTTGTATAGTCGTGCCTGCATTATTCTTTCGACTAATATAGATATCATTGAACATATTACCGAACATGATAATATATTTTCTTAGTGCTTGATGGTAAAATTGATGTCCAAACATTATTAGTTATTCCCTTCTGAGAAAGGATTGCCTTCACTGAAATCCATAAAGTCAATGTTAGTAGACGCACCAAAGAATTCATTGTTTGCTGTGTTGTCTGTATTTTCCAAACGATATCCTTCTTGCACAAGTGAACTACCGTCTTCTAGAATGAATATATTACCAGCTTCATCTAATATCTGGAAGTTTAGAGCGTTACTCGATAAATCATCTTCGATAGCATCAATTACACCTATACCAGTATCAATAGATTCATGACTGTAATCAAATAATTCACAACGTAAATCATAGGTTTGAAGAGAACCCATCTGATAGAACACTGCTTCATGCTCTACAAATTTAACCTCAAACATTTTACCATTGAGAGGGAAATACAATAGATCACCTTCTGCTGGTCTAGATATACGATTACCATCTGAATCTAAATGAGTATCTTCAGCATCAATTTCTTCTTGCCAACGTCTTTGTGATACAGTAAATGTAATCGAATCTCGGATTTCTAAATTGAATTTACTGAGGAAATCACCCTCTCCTTCAAATCCTTCCACATTCTTAATGTACATTTCAATTGGATGAGCATCTTCAAATTTAGACAATAAATCTTCGCCGAAGACATTGCTTTGCGCTACTATAGACCGAGGCATATAATATACTTCATGTCCATATATTTTGATGCTTTCAATGATAAGATCGTGTAGTAGATTCTGTTCACCGGTAGCATTAAAATTATTAAAAAATACATTAGTTGTTGGCATTTTAGCCTACCATATCCATTGGGGGAACACCAAATCCAGACATAGCTTGTTCTTCCATTTCTCGGATTTCATCAACAGCTTCTTGCCATATTGTCTGACCGTTAAAGGTTACGCCGCCTGGTAATTGCATACCTTCAAATTTCTTTAAGTTCTCTCCCCACTGACGTTTGATTAATGCAGTTGTATATTTCCTTAACCATTGGTCTCCCCATACAGAAGCGTATGTTGATGGGTCGAGATATTTGTAACATTCTACAACAATATAATTTCCGACAGTCACACCTGCCCAGTCCATATCGATATGTAATTTATCGGTATGTCTGTTGAACCGTATAGGCTGTTTTCCTACTAACAATTCTTCTGCGGCTGCAATATGAGTCATAGCAGATACATATGGTGCTAGTGTAGTGCTTTGAAAATCAAACAAATCAGATAGATGCATTTGATATCGTGCGTTAAACATATTACCCGAATTAACAGCATCACCTATATCAAACACACCTATAATACCCGTTACCGTTGCGGGGATCGCTATGTATTCGTTTGTTATATCAGTTGCAGTAATTACATGCTTTAGATATACTTTTTCAGTACCATCATAATGATAGTCTCTATAATATTCTAAAGCATCATCTATACGATCTTGCAATTGATCTTCATCGACGTTGATATCCAATACAGGATAACCCAAGCGCCTAAGACAATAATTCTTTAATTCTGTGCGAGTTGTGGGATTAGCCATAAACCTCTCCTTCGTATTTGTATCTATTTATAATAAGAGAGATTATAGATAATTTTTATGCTTCTAATGTTGCTATTCTATCGGTTAACGCTAAGATCATTGCCTGCTGTTCTTTGATCGCAGCGACCAAATAAGGAACCATTGCGGCTTTATCGACCGACAAGTATTCTTTAGTCTCTCCAGTGTTGATATTGATTAGTGTATCGACAGACCTAACTACTTCTGGGATCACTGTCTCGACATCTTGAGCAATGAAACCTTTCTGATTATTTTCGCCGTTGATGAAATCAAATGTCGCTGGCTTGAGTTGAAGAATTTTAGCCAATCCACTATCGAAATATGAAATATTTTCTTTTAGTCGCCTATCTGATACAACTGAAAACGCTGCGGCGTAAGCAGTACCATAACCGGTGGCGCCGTTCATGCAGCGAACGCCGCCTGTACCGTAGCTGTAATTTATATAGAAAGAGCCGGTCAGTATGTTTGTAGCAGGCAGCTGGACATTGGCGGAATCGACGTGGAAATTGCCGGCGGTATTACTTACGCCGCCAACAATCCCGCTAACTCGCTGGGTGCCAAAGACATCAAGCTTGTACGCAGGAGTCCCTGTGCCAATACCGATGTAGCCATTATTCTGGAGGGTCATCAAAGCAGCACCAGTAGCAGCAGATATTTGAGCATCCGGAGTGCCGGAAATCGATTTTGCGCCGAAATATACTGAGCCGCCGGTGGCACCGTATGCGGCGGCGAGGGCGAATGGTTCATTCGCGGCGGCATGAAAACTTCTGCCGCCTTTGACATGCAACGCTCCACTAGGAGCCGTTGTGCCAATGCCGACTTTGCCAGCTTTTGTTATTCTGAGCTTTTCAGTTACACCACCGCCGCCTGTCAGACTTGTCGAGAAGGTCATCGCCGATCCGCCGGTCCCATCACCGGAGTCTTTAACATTCTTAATTATACTTGCTGCGTAACTGGTGTGTAAAGCTGATCCCGTATGGTACTTACCATGAAGCTGGATTTCACCTATTACAGTTCCTGCCGTAAATGCAGTGTTCTGAGAGTCAATCCTCAAGATTGTGTTAACATCACCATCCAAGTGGAGCTTAGATGCAGGAGCCGTCGTGCCGATACCGACGTTGCCGCCCGCTTCGTTCAAAGTGATGTTATAGGCTGTTGCTGTACCATCTGTTCTTTGAGCCTGTAACCAGACGTGTCCA